GTACTTATTTATTCTCAAATTTTTCTTTAAGGTCTTTAGGTATAAGTGCATTAGAAACTCCAAAGACTCCATGATTGCATCCATATCCCCCTGCATTAACATTGAAGTTAGAAGCGTTAGTTCCTTTGATAAGCCCATCGGGAAGATTTGATTTAGCGTTAATATGAATCTGCTCACCGCAAATCTTACCACTTAATAATTCAGGAATCTGCGATTTATGAAAGTAAACCATACATCCTTCCTTTGCCTCAATCATCTTAACGCAAAACTCCCTACTCGTTTCTCTTAAACTACCTACGTATTGAAAGAACTCAAACCCTAAGTCATCACTTACAAGTTGGTTGTATTGCCTAGAGTATTGGTTGAGCGCATCGGTTACATAGGTACTAGCATATTTCTTTAATGCTCCATCCCCATCAGGTGTATCGGTTAGGTAGATTCTAGTTTCTTCGATGAAGTCCGAAATCTTACCGCCCGTTGTGATGTTCTTATTTAAGATGTCCCTAACCTTATTAATCACCCCTGCATTCATCCCATCCTTTCCAAGCCTCTCGACTGTTATGTCAATAGATGTTTTCTGAATCTGAGCAAGTACCGATGGTACTCCGAACTCACCTACCACAGATGTGAAGTAAGCGTTCTGCAAAGTCGATATCTTCTCATAGGTATCTACTACCTTTTGTAATTCCTTGTAGTACTTACCATCTAATACCACATCGTTAAGTATGGCTTTTATCTTAGCGATCTTATTAACATTGTTAACGCTTGCCTTAATCCTTCCATCAGGAAAGGTATCTAAGTCCTTAGCAATAGATACCACCTCCGCATACATTTTCTTTTGTACGGCAGGCATGGACTCAGTAAACCCCTCGACTCTTTTGTCTAGTAGTTCGTGAATCTCTTTTATTATCTCGTTAGGCGTTGGCATTAAACTACTACATCAATTTTCTCCTCTGTTATATCAGGCTTCTCAATTGGATCAATCTCCTTTTGCTTCTCAAGTGCATATCCGTTAATGATTGCCTTTTGATCTTTGCTCTGCATCATTCCAAAACCTTTGACCTCTTCCATTGCACGATTGACAAACATATCAATATTGGCGTTGGTGATTAAGTCAAGTTGACTAATAGCATCGAAGGTCTTGTTGACCGCCACCGCATCAGGGTTAGCACCCCCAAAGGGGTCAAGTTTTAATTTAAGTTTAACCGTATCACGTACCATTGGATCGTTAGCAAATCTCTTTTCTACTAAGTCAATCTGTGTAGCATTGACAATAGCGGGGTCAACCTTCGCCTCGATCATTCCCTTTAACTCCTCAATAAGTACGGTTGCACTTAATAGATCAAACCTTTCGGGAATAGTGATAGCGGGTAGCATTGATTCCAACATCTTCACATCTTGGATCGTTTCCTTGTATCTCCACCCATTAATATCGTAGATGACCTCGCTAATAATACGTACGCAATCCGATGCAACACTATGCACGAATGAATAAAGTTCCTCCCGATCCACTTGCTTGGCTACTCCACTTTGCGCTAAAGGTACGTCAGCTAAGTACTCCATGTTGATAGATGAATAAGCATCTAAGATATGTTGTGCAATACGTTCAGCCTGCAATCTTGCTATCTCCGTATTCTTTTCCACGTAGCCCATTGGAGGGGTTACTGGCTGAGGCTCTCCTGCCTTTGCCATAGGTATAGTAAGCGATTCAAATGGATTCATTGGAGCAATCCCCATGCCCTTACACGCCTTACATCTAATAGGTGCGCTATTCTCTTTTGGTATTCTCCCAGTACCTTTGCAATCCTTACACTCTTGGGGCTGAATAGTCCACATCGTAGAATGGATGTGCTGAACTACCTCTGCCTGTAAGTCCGAGTACTCACGCACCGCCTCGTTAAGCATTGGCACAATACCATCAATCCTACTCTCGTAAAGTGCATATCCTTCGCCTTGCTCGGTGCATATCCCACGCAAAGACCTGACAGGCATATAGCCTAAGATATTAGTAATATTCATTATCTCATTGAATGAATTAGTGGCTCTAGGCTTAAACTCAAAAGCCTGAATCACATCGGGCTGAACCACGTAGTACTTCCTCCCATCACTATACGAAGTCCCTGACTCATCATACCTTACGGGGTCTGATGAAAGCAGGACATAGTACTCTCCTTCTTTATAATCAATCACTCGATCACTTGTAAAGATTAATGGAACGGGCTTATAATATTCATTGTCTTGACTCTGAAAGTTATTAGGCATCGTTAACACCACCGCATTAGCATCGATTAGATAATGTCTAAAGGCGATTGACCAATACCAACTAGATACACTACCCCATACTGGTATGCCTTCGCTAATGTAATCCTTCAATGTTTCACCCGTAGCAATCTTGCTAGGTATATCATCATCGAACATGATAGAGAAGTCAGGCGAGCGTGGAATCTTCATAAGACTATTGAATATCTTATTAAAGACAGGCTTTGTCTTAGGTACGAATATCTTCTTACGATAGGCTTGTATCTGTTCTGATTCGGCAGGTCTGCGCTCACCGATGAGTTTATCAGGATAAAGCCCCGAAGCATGGATGTCAATCTCGTGAGCCTTTTCACAACACACATCATAATGAGTATGACGTATATTGTAGGTGATATATGGTTCTAAGAATTTAGTGGTTATTTGTGGCATGGCTTTTAAATTACTTTACGTTCATTCATCGAGTTCATCTTTTGATGTATGGACATGGTAGCCAGTCCCGATCTATAACTTACATTTTTACAAATATCGTCATAAATTAATCTTTGCGCTTTAGGAATTAACTTGCCTCCTAGAGAAAACATTAAGTACTCTGTCTTAACCTTTACTGCCGTTATGTGCTTCTCGGCAGCGTACCAAAACGAAGGCTTGAATGGTACTTTGTGGGGCTTGATGCCATTGTCAATCATGCCAAGCATTAGGAATGGTTCATCGGGCTTATCCCCTGCAAAGGCTTTGGTAGGTAATATGCCTTGCTTATAATGTTTAAGGGCATCGCTAAATACATTCTTTGCCACTATCCCTTTTTTAAAGTAGATGAACTCACTACTTAGGTCATACCAATACGGTACGTCTAGATACTTTCCCATTACCCATTGACTTATTCCTTCCTGTGGGCTTTGCTCTCCTCTGTTAGCTATGGTAAAGTTGATACCACTTAAAGCCTCAAACATACCTTGTACATTAGCCGTTGGCGTGAGTATGGTATCGGCATCCATGAAGATCGTATTCTCGTAAGGCGAGTATTTATAGAGATGATATTTTAAGGTGAGCGGTGTAATCTTTTCACCATTGGAATAGTCGTGAAAGTCGGGTGCAATGATCTGATCGAAGATAGCCCTTTGCGTTTGGCTTAGGTGCGATAGTCCGATCTCATCGGCAATGATGCTAATGGGTACGATGGGATTGGTAGCCCTTAAACTTACCGCTAAGTTATAGGCATATCTCCCATAAAGGGCGTGCTTTGTTGCTATGGTTATAATTCCGTTCATATTAGGCAGGTTGAAGCATTATTACATTACCGGGATCGCCCGTAGGATTAACCATAAATGCAACGGCTGAATTTGTAGATGTATAATCCCCCGTGCCTATGATCGTGATTTGAAGCATTGGGGCTACGTATGTGACTGATGTATTTATTATTGTTCCGCTTAATCCAAATGACGTACTTGTAATCCAAGATTCTAAATAGGATGTTATCGCATTTCTTCCTACTAAAGTGGTGGCATCATTTAGGCTAAATGTACCATAACTTCCTTGACACGCAAATATAAAATCAAAGTTGGATGCCGTAACCGAAGTAAGGTCAAACTCCCCAACTATCTCGTAGCCTATCGTAGTCGATGGTGGAATCGTTACCACATTAGTCGTGCATGGTGATTGACCTATCGAGAAACATGACCTATTAAATAGCGTTTCTTCCTTCACTAAGTCAATTCTCGACTGCGCTAAGTTGTAACGATGCTCATCCCACTCAGGCTCGTAGTCTTTTAATGGTGCAAAGTAAACATCACTATCAAGAGTTAATACATCGCTTAGTACTTGCAGTCTAATAACGTCATGGCACGTTTCATCTACATAGTCGAACCACGCCTGACGAACCTTTCCGCTCTGAGCAAATGAACGACTAAATGAACCATTCGAGTAAAGATACTCCTCACCAACGGCAGGGTACTTGGGTGCGAATTGTAGTATGCGAAGTCTTTGGGTTAGGTAGAATAAGGGAGCAGTAACCGATCCGAAGTAGAACCCAAAGGCATATCCATCCGAGTAGGCTGACATGATAAAGGTGCAATCCCATCCGCTAGCGTTCCATCTAAAGGCGGTGGTAGAAATATAGATTACTTCAAAATCGCAGGCGTATAGTATCTTTAATTGATAGGTGTCATTGCAATCCATCTCGATAGGTGATAATTCACTTTGTAAGATCGAAGTATTGAAGCACCATATTATTCGATCATCCCAAAGTTCAAAAGCAATAACGCTTGATTCTTGTGTTTGTGCGGTGTTTACAACCGTTAATTGACAAATGGAATCGCCAGGATCTAAAGTATCAAAAAATCCAAAGTCATCAACATCGACAAGGCTTACACAACCATCAAAGGAATCTACCTTTCTAAGAATTAATTCTAATGATGAATCGGTAGGAATACCATAGAATGTGAACTCTCCATTGCCTGTTGTAGTACCCAAGTACACGCCTCCTAGAATAACCTCAAGACCTCCTGCCGTTGAGTCGGTTATCGTTAGCGTTACCCTGTGATAGTTTAAATCATTTGCATAGGCTGACGTGTTGACTAGGTCACCATCTAATGTAACAATAGAACAGTACTTGCCTTGCCCAGTTGTTTCATCATACGAGTATGTCCAATCTAAGTAATTAGCGTTCCAACAATCATCCGTTACCTGCTGAAAAGAGTTTACCGTTATCGCAATCGTATCGCCAGCAGTAGGAGTAAACCCTAAATAGAAAAATGTTATAAAAGAAGGCGTTTGATCGTTTATTAAATACACATCATACGTTCCTAGTGCATCGTATAAAACACCCTCTGCGCTACTTCCAAAAGCTACATAGACACCCATCGCACCCGTTACGCTTGTTATCTCAAAGGATAGTTTATAAGCCCTCCCCGCAACCATTGAAGCAAGTGTAAGAAAACAATTCTCATTTAATACATAGTTAGCCCCATCGTATTCTAGGTGGTTCACATCAGCACTAGTCCAACCGTTGTTGACAGTCCACGATCCCGTTAATAAGTCTGCGCCTAGTTCAGACATATTAGGATCACATAGCACATCCTCCAAGCACGGTGTAAGTATCTGTTGAACGCAAATAGTATCGTCAGCCGTTACCATCTGCGTATAGACATTCGGGTCGTTATTGAGGCAAGGCTGATCGGGAAGAGCCTGCTCAAATAGGAAGGGTTGGTTGGGTATAAAGTTAAGTGGCATCGATTGTAGATTTACTTGTAGATAAAACAAAGCTAGCCATTGCGCTAGTGTGATTATATTTTAATTCTTTTATCCATCCATACCTTAACTGTTGATTATTCATAGCGAATCCTATTTTACCAATAGGGTTATTTAGCACGCTATTAAAATCATCTTGAGTCATTGGGTAATTAAACTTATGTAATTGAACTTTGATATTATCGGGGTCAACATCATTGAATACTCCTCCTGCAATGGTAGTATCGGTTATTGCTAGGAATGTATTCGATGAACCTGCGTTAACTGTGTAATGTTGTCCTCCTTGATAAACACCCGACTGAGGCACGCCATCAGGAAATGACTTGATACGATAACTAAGATAGTCCCCTGTTACCATTGATATGGTGGTGGGTGTTAGTGTCTTTACAAATGTGCTTGTTCCTCCTGCAACCCAATACGCATTAGCAATACCTACCCCTAAAAAGTTATTAGGAGTGGCAATCTGATAAATAGTTTGTAATATATTAGCTTGGTTGTAATGCTCAAGCCATATCTGATACCAATTAAACCCCGTACCATTTGCAGTTTGGGGCGTTATACTTAATTGAGCCGTTACCATATAGACCGCAGGTTGTGGTGCGGTGTATATTCCAGTTACTGTATCAAAGTTATTGCCGTAATCAAAACTCTCCGCAGTCAAGAATCCCGTAAAGTCTTCATTTGTATTAAAATTAACATGGCTAAAAGAAGAAGGCAAATATCCTAATGCCTCCCCAAAATTAGTATCCACATAAAAAGAAGCCATGCTATTACTTAATTCAGGTAAGTATCTTTGAGAGATATTGTCATTATTAAGCAGTTCATTGTAGTGATACCTTGCAGGGGTTACATTTAAAAAGTTGGCATTCGTTGTCCTTCCATTTGAAATATCCGTAAGTTCACTATTGATGAGTATAATATCTTTATCGTAGTCTTGGGATGCTGCAACAACTTGTTGAATAATATTACTACTCACCACCCAGTCGCTTGATAAATCTAGGGACTGATCTAAATTACAAGTTCCAAGCACATGGAACTCCTCTGTTTTGAATCCAAAGAAATCTATTGATTCAGGAAAGTCTATTGTGATAGTATCGGTTGGGCTTCCAAATTTGATGATAGCGTATAACTTCTCATTGTCGTAACTTGTAATGATTTCATCAATATTGGTTGCATTAAAGGTGTTCGATGATCCGTACAAATATTCCAAACTCTCAATTCTTATTATTGGATTGCTAAATGGATTCTCTACAAGTAGGATGATGGGTATTCTATTATTGATCTCTTGAAATA